AAGGATAACACATATTTATTACCATGAGTAATCCTAATAAATCTTACTTTGATAAATACATCACTCCCGTAGTTCGTGAAATAGACAAAGTCAATGTTTACGAATTTGAAAATGGGATGGATTATGAGTTAACAACTTCTGGCAAAACCATTAATGTTGATACTATCAAGGAAGCCCAAAGTAAAGTTTTGAAAAATCTTAAAAAAGATCCTAATTTCTACACCAACATGTTAGTAAATGAAACTATTAAAATGGTAGGTGAGTATGGATCTGGTAAAAAGCCTGGAGTAAGAAGTACTGCTAAAAGTGCAGAATCCGTAAAAAAAGACGGTAAAATGCCTAAAGCTGATAAACAAGACGCTCCATATGGTCTTAAAGACGAAGTTAAAGGTAAATACAAGTCTTCTGGAATGGAACCAGCTAAAAAAGTTCCTGGTTCATTAAATGAGGGATATGATATTTTTACACTTAATCCAGAATCTTATTTTCAAGCTATGGATAATAACGGAGAACTTATTAAAAAAGTTAGAGATGCTATTAAAGGAGATGATGCTAAAAAGAAACATGTTATTGATAAGTTAAAGAAACACGCTGAACAATCTCGTAACATTGAACGACTTAAAGATAAAGTAAAGAAAGCTATTAAAAATATTAATGATGCTCCAATGCGTGAGTCTAAAGGTATTCCATCAGAACAGTTAACAAAGTTAAAACAGTTAGTATCTAAATTAAAAGAAGAAGGTAAAAAAGATTTAGCTAGTGCTTTAGAAAGACTTCTTGATAAAGGTGTAGAAGAAGGAATGGATTATACAATTAGTAATCAAGAAACTGCTGATAAACCAGGTCCAGGATTTTATAATAGAGGAACATTAAGTGGTTTTGAAGAAGACATAAACGAAGACGTAAACGTAAAAGATTCTAGAAAAATTAAATTAACTCCTACTACTAAAAATCAAATTTTAACTTTAGTTCATGAACTTGCTGAAGATTTATATAAAGTAACCGGTAGAACTGGTGATACTCTAGTGCAAAATATAAGTCCAAATTCAGTACCTTCTTTAACACAAGGAGGAGCTAAAGTAACTCGATTCTAATGACTAAACAAGTTTTAATAGAATATTTGGCTTTTAAGCCATCACCACAGTCTCTTAATGAGGCAAAAATGAATCCAGGTAAAAATCTTATTGTAGAAGGTATTGTACAACGTGCAGATGCTAAAAACGAAAATGGTCGTGTTTATCCTAAAGCAATACTTCATAGAGAAGTAGAAAAATACATTGCAGGCCCGATTGCCCAAAACAGAGCTTTGGGTGAATTAGATCATCCAGAGTCTTCTGTAATTAGTTTAAAAAATGTTTGTCATAATATTAAACAATTACGATGGGAAGGCGATGATTTATTTGGTCGCATTGAAATTCTTAATACACCTAGTGGAAATATTTTAAGAGACTTAATATTAAATAATATTACTGTAGGAATTAGTTCAAGAGGCATGGGTAGTGTCAAACAATTAGGTGAATCTACAGTAGAAGTACAAGATGATTTTGATTTAGTATGTTGGGATTTTGTAAGTACACCAAGTACACATGGTGCTTACATGAAACCCGTAAGTTTAGCTGAAGGTAAACAATATACTCAACACAATACTAACCAATATTCAAAAATAAACTCACTAATTACAGATATTATTTGTAATCAAACGGGAGTTTGTTGCATAAAATAAAAAGTTTTTACTAGTTCTGCATGTTTTTGGATAGCCCTATATATTTATGAGCATCCATACAGAATCTTTAATATTCTGTCGCACAAATTAAAAATCTTATATTGTCTCTCTAATAGACAGTGCGAAATAAAAAAAAACAAATGTCAAACAACCAACAATTATTTAAAGACGCAATTGCTGACGCCAAAACTTTACGTGAAGTTGCCGTCGCTAACGCAAAAGCCGCTCTTGAAGAATCTTTTATGCCTCGCATCCAAAGCATGTTTGAAAGACGTGTAATGGACGCTGATGAATTAGAAGAAATGAAAGATGACGAGCTTAAAGAAAAAGCTACTTATGTAGTAGACAAAGACAATCTCATTGATTCATTAGACGAAAACGAAGAAATGGAAGAAGGTGAAGATCTTGACCTTGAAGAACTTTTCAACTCATTATCAGAAGACGAAGACATGGAAGAAGGCTATGGTGCTCGTGAGTACGAAATGGGTAAAAAAGCCGGTGAAACCATGATGGAAGAAGATGATCTTGAAGAAGATTACGATCTTGAAGAAATTCTCCGTGAACTTGAAGAAGAAGATTCTTCAATTTATGAAGACTATGATGAAGATTCTATGGAAGAAGGAACAGATGAAGATCTTAACGAAAATTCTATGTTCGAAAAAGCTAGTGGAGGTGAGAGCATCGACGAAGTAACAGTAGATGAACTTCGCGACATGATCCAAGACGCTATTAGAGCTGTCATGGGTGGTGAAGCTGGTGCTGCTGGAGACGAAGAAGCCGACATGGACATGGATATGGACATGGGTGGTGCTGAAGGTGACGATGAATTTAACTTAGACATCGAAGACGAAACTGAAGAAACTGAAGAAAAGCCTAAAAAGAAAAAGTCAAAAGAAGAAGAATTAGACGAATTATTTGCTCTTTACGAAAGAAAGAAAAAAGAAAAAAAAGAGCTTGATGAGCGTGCTAAGTACAAAGGTAGAAAAGATGAAAAAGAATTAGATGAAGCCTTTGATAAAAAAGCTAATGCTCCTTTCGGTTTAGGTAAATCAAAGAACAAAATCGGAGCTCCATATGGTGCTTCAGGTGACAAGAAATCTGGTTTCAATGGTGCTTACAAAAACAAACTTTCTATGAAGCTTAACGAAAAAGTTAAAGAAGTAGATGAAGCTAAAAAGAAAGAAAAAGAATTAGAAGAAGCAATCAATGTAATTAAGAGTCTTCGTGGCCAATTAAATGAAGTTAACTTGTTAAATGCTAAATTGATTTATGTAAATAAATTATTTAAAGCAAGCAACTTGACTGAAAATCAAAAAGTAAATGTTGTTAATAGCTTTGATAAAGCACAAACTTTAACTGAAGCCAAAAACATTTACGAAGTGTTGAAAAACACAGTAAAAACTTCTAAAGTAAGTTCTAAAACTACTTTGAAAGAACACAAATCATTTGCTTCTAGCATCGTAGGTGGTACAACAGCTAAGTCACCTATTATCAGTACAGATGATCAAATTACAAGAATGCAACAATTAGCTGGTATTATCACAAAATAAAAAACACATTAAAATAAAATGTCAACAATTAATCAACTTCTCGAATCTGCTAACCCATGGCAGTCTTTGCAAGGCGACGCGACTCGTTTAGCAAACAAATGGGCTAAATCTGGTTTGTTGGAAGGTTTGAGTGGATTCGACAAATCAAACATGTCGATGTTACTCGAAAACCAAGCCAAGGAACTTATCGTTGAAACTAACACTACTGCTGGTGCTACATCTGGCTTTACAACTGGTCAAGGTTACCAGTGGGCTGGTGTTGCTCTTCCAATGGTGCGTAAGATTTTTGGACAAGTAGTGGCTAAAGAATTCGTTTCTGTTCAGCCAATGCAAATGCCAACTGGTCTTATTTTCTACTTGGATTTCCAGTATGGTACTACTAAAACTCCATTTACTTCTGGTGATTCACTTTATGGTACTCCAGCTCCAGGATTTGGTAACAGTAACTTTGACAACTTAGCTCAAGGTGGTTATTATGGTGCTGGTAGATTCGGTTACTCTCGTAACGAATTTTCAGCTTCTGGTGTATCTGCTTCTGCTGTAACTCAAATTACAACTGGTTCAAATTTCTACGAAATTAACTTTGATTCTAATTACATCAATTCTTGTAATGCTGGAGAAATTTACAAAGTTGTAATACCAAACGTTCAGATCAATGCACAAGCTATTGCTCAAGGTGTTGCTAGTGGTTACACAACTGCTTCTGTAGATACTTTTGGTGTTCAAGCTTTCTACTTAGTTGCTCCTACAGCTTCTATTAATGCTAACCGTATTTTGGCTGATTACACTACAATCACCAATACAAATACTACTTTCTACGTATCTGCTTCTAGCACATTCAATGATGGTGCTGGTCGTTTGTTAAGCGGAAGTACAGTTAACGTTGCTACAACAGTAACTTTCTTGAAGCAAGGTTCTATGAACCCATTCAACGTTGGTGATTACGAAGCCGGTGGAAACCCATTAGCATCTCCTAACGTACAGTCATACAGCGACATCGAATTCCCTGAATTGAACATTAAATTAGTTTCTGATAGCATTACTGCTGAAACTCGTAAATTGAAAGCTCAGTGGACTCCTGAATTCGCTCAAGACTTAAACGCGTACCAAAACTTAGATGCTGAAGCTGAATTAACTTCAATGTTGTCTGAGCAAATTTCAATGGAAATTGACCTTGAAATTTTAGGTATGTTGATCACAGGTGCTGCTGCTTCTAATACTCAATATTGGAGTGCTCAAGTTGGTAACCAAATTAACTCAACTGGTACTGCTTTTGTAAGCAATACAGCTGGTGTTTACTACAACCAAATGTCTTGGTTCCAAACTTTAGGAATTAAATTACAAAAAGTTTCTAACTTAATCCACCAGAAAACATTGCGTGGTGGTGCTAACTTTATGGTAATTTCTCCTTCAGTTGCTACTATTTTGGAATCAATCCCTGGATTCGCTGCTGATAACGCAGATGCAGAAACAATGAAGTATGCATTTGGTGTTCAGAAAATCGGTTCAATCAATGGTCGTTACAAGGTGTACAAAAACCCATACATGAAGTGGAATACTATCTTGTTGGGTTATAAAGGAACTCAGTTCTTAGAAACTGGTGCCGTTTATGCTCCTTATGTTCCATTGATCATGACTCCATTGATCTATGATCCAACAACATTCACACCACGTAAAGGTGTAATGACTCGCTACGCTAAGAAAATGCTTCGTCCTGATTACTACGGTAAGATCGAAGTTGCTGACTTGCAAGTAGTTTAATCATAATCTGATTTAAATTAATTAAGACCCGCTTCGGCGGGTCTTTTTTTCATATTTATAACCACACAAAGTTATGGACAATAATGTAGAAAGTGTGGTAAATGCAGTAGCATCTCACCACGACAAATTTAAGGAAAAACGTAAACCAAAAAATCCTATTAAATTTAATGTATCTTTAAATCAAGAACAAAAACAAGCAAAAAGTATTATTTATGACAACACCATCTCAGTATTGACTGGTGCTGCAGGTAGTGGTAAAACATTAGTCGCTTGTCAAGCCGCTTTAGATTTATTGTTTAACAAAGAAATAGAAAAGATTATTGTAGCTAGACCCGTAGTAACAGCTAAAGAAGACATTGGTTTTCTTCCAGGCGGGTTAAAAGACAAATTAGATCCATTTATTGCTCCTATATATGATAACATGTATCGATTGTACAATAAAGAAAAAATCGATAAAGAGTTTGCTGAGGGAAGAATAGAAATTATTCCATTTGCTTTTATGAGAGGTAGAAACTTTAGTAATAGTTTTATTATTTTAGATGAAGCCCAAAATATTACTGACTCTCAAATGGAATTAGCCATTACTCGTTTATGTGAGGGATCAAAAATGTGTATTGTTGGTGACGTAGGACAAATTGACTTAAAATTTAAAAAAGACTCAGGATTATATTTTGTAAGTAAAGCAGTATCGGCAATTGATGGTGTTAGTCATTTTCACCTTAAAACAAATCACCGTCATCCTATAGTAGAACCAATTTTAGAAATTTATAAAACATTAAGAGATTAATATTTATTATCGACTATGTCTCAAGATTATAATTACGCCCTATCAACCACAGATCTATTACCAGTTCCTGGTAATACTCCATTTGGTTACTACGATAATGACCCAACATTTCAAAACGATGCACAACGTGCTTGTTTTTATGTAACCAGACGTTTAGGTTTTGGTGTAGTTGACGTAGAACTTGTAGACTTTCAAATATATGCTGCTATGGAAGAAGCAGTAACTACTTACGGTAACGAAGTTTATCTTTACAAAGTAAGAGAAAATTATTTATCAATAGAAGGTAGTTACACAGACAGCTTTTTATGTGAATATAACGTAAGTTATTTTAATGCATCTTTATCTTTTAGTCCTCCAGATGTAGCTGTGTCTTCTGATTTTACATCATACCCAGAAATGCAGTGGGCTATCAATAGTGGAAGTATATTTTATGTTGTTTCCGCTAGTGTTATTCCATCAATGTCTAGAGCTGATTTTAGTTTAGTACAATCTTTTGGCATTGAAGATCAATGTGGTAACTTTTTACCACAATATACTTACATGAAAGGAGGAGAAATTTATTTTGTTGTAAAGAATCCACTTCCTTTTATTAGTCCTGCAGATTATTTTTATGTATCATCTAGTTATGTAAATAATAACTATGTTTTAGACATAGATCCTAATGCTAGTATTTCATCCACTACTCAAGTAGTACAGTATATAGCCTATAAGTCAGATTATAATATGAATACTCGACTTATTGACCGAACTTTGGGTGGAACCATAAGAATCGCCAATAATTATGCGGACCAAGCTTTCATACGCGATATTCCCGTATATAGCGCGAGTATTGACCTAATAGACGGTCAACAAACGTACGACTTAAAAGCATTGTTTGTTAGTGAAAGTCTTATTAGTTTAAAAGATAATCCTGTAGTAGTTAGAGTATTTTATCAAGCTCCTCCCGCTCAAGCATGGATGACAAGTCCATATCCTGGTTTAGGAGGTGTAGGTGCTACAGCAGATATGTTTGGATTTTATGGTGGATACGGATACAACTCATACATTCAGTGGCCTGTGTATTTTGACATACAAAGAATACAAGAATGGAACATGCAAATGGATGTAAGATACAATGGATATAGTTTTAGTGTAAACAATAATATACTTACTATATTCCCAATCCCACCAGGAAATGGAAACAAGTTATGGCTTGAATTTGCTAAGGAAAGTGATGTTTTACAACAAAACCAAAATCAAAACAGTAACGTTCCACCGTATGATAAACCTATCATAACAGATGTATCTAACGTACCTTACGCAAACCCAACATATTCTAGAATTAATTCAATAGGTAAATCATGGATTATGAGATATGTATTAGCAATTTGTAAAGAAATTTTAGGTTACTCAAGAGGTAAATACCCATCAGCAGAAGTTCCAAAAGTAGGAGCTATGTCTAGTAGTGACTTAATGAGTCAATCTCAGGCAGATAAAGTAGCCTTGTTAGAAGAACTTAGACTTTTATTAGATGAAACTTCAAAACAAAAACAGTTAGAAAGACAAAAAGCTGAAGATGATGCTAACAATGCTATTATGAGTAATATACCTTTACCTTCACCTATTTATATTCTATAATGGCAAATAAACCAGGAGCATTTTTTAGAGTACCCGGTCAAAAAGTCACTACTCCAGGTGACTATGAAGCTTTACCATCTCAACCAGATGGATTAGCTAGACCTATGCCCTTTGCACCAGGTAATGACATTGATTTTCAAGTAACTTCAATTACAGAAGCTTACAAAAGATTAATGTCAATGCAGGTGCCTTATTATAAAATAAGTGCTACTAATTCAACTACAAACATTTACGGTGAAAGTACTTCAAAATGGTATTACCAACCAGTTCTTATTAAGTGTTATATTGATAGAGGTGATGAACTTCAAGTAATAGAAGACTACGGTGTAAGTAATACACAAAAATCTCAATTCTGGTTTGTACACGAAATGATGCAAAAAATTGGAGTAATGCCTGAAGTAGGTGATATTATTTTAGACAGAGAAAGATACTATGAAATTTATAATGTAAACGAAAACTGGATTGATTTTGGAAATGATGATCAATATATATATGGTTCTCCTAATTTTGAAAGTAGTAGTTTAAATAAAAGAGGTCAAAGTTTAGTATTTGAATTAGATGCAGTAATGACTAGGCCTATTAAACTTAATATTTTGCCTTATAAAATACAATAATGGCTCAAGTAAGAAAACCCATACCAAAAACACCCGCACAAGAAGTACAAGATAAAATTGTACCTTACGAACTTGCTAGTTATGGTAAAGAGCCTATGGTTAGTAAACCAAACAGGGCATTAAAAGTATCACAAAAAGGTACTAGAGAAAAAAACTTTAGTGTAAAACTAGTAGATATTGATACAGCCGTATTAGAACATATTAAAAATAACATTAAACCTACAGTATATAGCAACACAGAACTTATTGATGTTCCTGTAATATATGCTTATCCTGAAAGATGGGTAGCAATGCAAAAAGAAGGATTTTTACGTGACGTAAGTGGTAAAATTATCGCACCTCTTATTGTGGTTAATAGAACAGATGTAACAAAAAACCGTAATGTAGGTAGAAATCTTGATGGTAATTTAGCTCAAAACGTTCATGTTTTTGAAAGACAATTTACCAATAAAAATGCTTATGATAATTTTAATGTGTTAAATAATCGTCAACCTGTAAAAGAAATGATGGTTGTTGCACACCCTGATTATGTTACTATTACGTATGAATTAAATATTTATGCAGATTTTGTAGAACAATCAAATAGAATACTTGAAGCTGTACAATATGCTGAAAATAGCTATTGGGGAGATAAAAATCGTTATTATTTTAGAGTAAATATAGAGTCTTTTCCAACGTCTGTTCAATACTCAGCAGAAGAAGAAAGAACTGTTGTTAGTAAAATTACAATGAAATTACATGGTTATTTAATTCCTGATACTATTAACGCATATTTATCACACGATATGACATATGTAAGTAAAGGTCAAGTAATCTTTAATGAATATGTGTTAAATTCATTAAAATTAGATATAAATTTAAATGACGTCACTGAAAATATGAATATAAATCCTCAATCTCCTCCAGAAATAAATGTAGCAACATTTTCAGCAGTAACGTTGTATTTAAATACAAACGCTCAAGCAGATGCTGTAGTAATTAATTCAACTCAGGCTGTTTTATATGGGAAACAAATTATGCCAGCTCCTTCCCCATTACCCCCAACAGGAAAAAGTCAGTTTATTGTATTGATAAATGGGATTAATACAGAACCTAATTTTTTCAATTTACAACAAGTTGGAAATGATATAGTATTCACATTCGACACATCATTATCTGGTTTAGATTTTGGATTAAATACACCTTCAAGTCCTAACCCAGATTCAATTTTAATAATAGGAAAATTCCAATAAGATGGCAAGAGTAAGACCAGAACAGTTAGGGTGGTATTTATCTAATGATTTATCTATTACAGGTAGCATTAGTGAAAGTGTAATAATTTCAGGCTCAAATCCATTAACCCTTATTGGATTAGAAAATCAGCCTTCAGCTTCATTTTCTTTAACATATAATCCAAATACAGGATTAGTTACTTATACATCAGGTAGTGGAGGTGGTGGAGGTAGTGGCTCAAGTGGTTCATCAGGAACTAGCGGAACATCAGGTTCATCAGGAACTTCAGGAATAAACGGCTCAAGTGGTTCGTCAGGAACTAGCGGAACGAATGGTTCTTCAGGTTCATCAGGAACTTCAGGTACAAATGGCTCAAGTGGTTCATCAGGTACCTCAGGCTCTAGTGGTTCATCAGGTACCTCAGGTAACTCCGGTTCTAGTGGTTCATCAGGAACTTCAGGTATAAATGGCTCAAGTGGTTCATCAGGTACCTCAGGAGTAGCAGGTTCATCAGGTTCAAGTGGAACTTCAGGAATAAGTGGAAGTTCAGGTTCTTCCGGAACCTCAGGTGAAAGTGGTTCATCAGGTACAAGTGGTAGCTCAGGTACTTCAGGAATTGATGGATCTAGTGGTTCATCTGGAACATCAGGAATAGCTGGTTCATCTGGTTCTTCAGGAACTAGTGGAGCATCAGGTTCAAGTGGTTCATCAGGTACTTCAGGCGATAGCGGTTCCTCAGGAACAAGTGGTTCAAGTGGTTCATCTGGTACTAGTGGTAATTCAGGTTCATCTGGTTCATCAGGTACTTCAGGCGATAGCGGTTCCTCAGGAACCTCCGGCTCATCTGGTACTAGTGGTATAGATGGTTCTTCAGGAACTTCAGGTTCTTCAGGAACTAGTGGAGCATCAGGTTCAAGTGGTTCATCTGGAACTTCAGGCGATAGCGGTTCCTCAGGAACAAGTGGTTCATCTGGAACTTCAGGTGCCTCAGGTTCATCAGGAACTTCAGGAGCTGATGGCTCTTCAGGTTCATCAGGAACTAGCGGTTTAAGTGGTAGTTCAGGTTCATCAGGTACTTCAGGTTCATCTGGTAGCTCTGGTATAAGTGGAAGTTCAGGTTCAAGCGGAACATCAGGTACTGATGGTTTAAGCGGTTCAAGTGGTTCATCTGGAACTAGTGGAAATTCAGGTTCAAGTGGAACAAGCGGTTCTTCAGGTAGTTCAGGAATATCCGGTTCATCAGGAAGCTCTGGTTCTTCTGGAAGCTCTGGTTCTTCTGGAAGCTCAGGTACTAGTGGTGACTCAGGTTCATCTGGTTCTTCGGGTACATCAGGTATAAATGGTACTTCAGGTTCATCTGGTTCTTCAGGTACTAGTGGTGACTCAGGTTCATCAGGAACAAGTGGTTCAAGCGGTAGCTCAGGCACTTCAGGTATAAGTGGAGTAGACGGAACTAGTGGTTCTAGTGGAACTTCAGGTTCTAGTGGTTCCTCAGGTATATCAGGTTCTAGTGGTTCATCAGGAACATCAGGAAATTCAGGTTCTTCAGGAACAAGTGGCTCCTCAGGTTCATCAGGAACTTCAGGCGAAAGTGGTTCATCAGGTTCATCTGGAACTTCAGGTTCAAGTGGTTCATCCGGAACTAGTGGTTCTAGCGGTACATCTGGTGAAAGTGGTTCATCAGGTTCATCAGGTTCATCGGGAACAAGTGGTATTTCTGGGGTGGATGGAACAAGTGGTTCTTCGGGAACAAGTGGGTCTTCTGGTTTAAGTGGGTCTTCTGGTTCGAGTGGAACTAGTGGTTCATCAGGTATATCAGGTTCATCAGGTTCATCAGGTTCATCAGGTACGTCAGGTATAAGTGGTATAAATGGTACATCAGGTACATCTGGCAGTTCAGGTTCCTCTGGCACTTCAGGTATAGATGGCAGTTCAGGTTCCTCAGGAACTTCAGGAAGCTCAGGTTCCTCTGGCACTTCAGGATCTTCTGGTTCAAGTGGCTCAAGCGGAACCTCGGGTTCAAGTGGCTCATCTGGAGAAAGTGGTTCATCAGGTTCATCAGGCACTTCAGGATCAAGTGGTTCTTCAGGAACTTCAGGCATAGATGGTAGTTCAGGTTCATCAGGTACTTCAGGATCTTCAGGATCAAGTGGTACCTCAGGTATAAGTGGTGTAGATGGTACATCTGGTACTTCTGGTTCCTCTGGTTCCTCAGGAACTAGTGGTTCTAGTGGTTCAAGTGGTACTTCAGGTACAGATGGTTCTTCTGGTTCTTCTGGTTCATCAGGAACAAGCGGAAGTTCTGGTTCATCTGGAGAAAGTGGCAGCTCAGGTTCCTCAGGAACAAGCGGCAGCTCAGGTTCATCAGGAACATCAGGTTCTTCAGGTTCATCAGGAGAATCTGGTTCAAGCGGTAGTTCAGGTACTTCTGGTTCATCAGGAAGCAGTGGTACATCAGGTATAAGCGGTGTAGATGGTACATCTGGTACAAGTGGCTCAAGCGGAACTTCAGGTTCTAGCGGTTCAAGTGGTACTTCAGGTATAGATGGTTCTTCTGGTTCATCAGGTACAAGCGGTTCTTCTGGAAGTTCAGGTTCTTCAGGTATAGATGGTAGCTCAGGTTCATCAGGAACTAGTGGAAGTTCAGGTAGTTCAGGAACATCAGGTAGTTCAGGTTCATCAGGTACTTCTGGTTCATCTGGAGAAAGTGGTAGCTCAGGTTCATCAGGAACATCAGGAAGCTCAGGTACTTCTGGTTCATCAGGTACTTCAGGTATAAGTGGAGTTGATGGTACATCTGGTACAAGTGGTTCTTCAGGAACATCAGGTTCAAGTGGTTCATCAGGAGAAAGTGGTAGTTCAGGTTCATCTGGTACTTCAGGATCATCTGGTTCATCAGGAGAAAGTGGTTCATCTGGTTCTTCAGGAACTAGTGGCAGCTCAGGTTCATCCGGAGAAAGTGGTAGTTCAGGTTCATCTGGTACTTCAGGATCATCTGGTTCATCAGGATCATCTGGTTCAAGTGGTTCATCAGGTACTTCTGGTTCATCAGGATCAAGCGGTACTTCAGGTATAAGTGGTGTAGATGGTACATCTGGTACATCTGGTTCTAGTGGTTCATCAGGCACAAGCGGAAGCTCAGGTTCTTCAGGAGAATCTGGTTCAAGTGGTTCATCAGGTACTTCTGGATCAAGTGGTTCAAGTGGTACTTCAGGTATAGATGGTAGCTCAGGTTCCTCAGGAACGTCAGGTTCAAGTGGTTCGAGTGGTACCTCGGGTTCATCAGGTTCATCAGGTACTTCAGGTGCTGATGGAACTTCAGGATCTAGTGGTTCATCAGGTACGTCAGGATCTTCAGGATCTAGTGGTACTTCAGGTATAAGTGGAGTTAATGGTACATCAGGTACTTCAGGCAGCTCAGGTTCATCAGGAACTAGCGGTTCTTCAGGATCATCGGGCACTTCAGGTTCATCAGGTTCATCAGGAGAATCTGGTTCAAGTGGTTCATCAGGAACTTCAGGAAGTTCAGGTTCATCAGGTACTAGTGGTTCATCAGGTTCATCAGGAACATCAGGTATAGATGGAACCTCAGGTTCAAGTGGTTCATCAGGCACATCAGGATCATCTGGTAGTTCAGGTTCAAGTGGCACTTCAGGATCTTCAGGTTCATCAGGCACTTCAGGATCTTCTGGTTCAAGTGGTTCAAGTGGTTCAAGTGGTTCATCTGGAACTTCAGGTAGTTCAGGTTCATCTGGTACTTCAGGTTCATCAGGCAGTTCAGGTACAAGCGGCTCAAGCGGTAGCTCAGGTACTTCAGGTATAAGTGGAGTAGACGGAACAAGTGGTTCCAGCGGTACTTCAGGTTCAAGTGGCTCTTCAGGTATAAGTGGTTCAAGCGGTTCATCAGGAACTTCAGGCGAATCAGGTTCAAGTGGAACAAGCGGTTCTTCAGGAACTAGTGGTTCAAGTGGTTCTTCAGGAACTTCAGGCGAATCAGGTTCAAGTGGAACTAGTGGTTCATCAGGAAGCTCTGGTACATCCGGTAGTAGTGGTTCCTCAGGAACATCTGGTTCATCAGGTAGTAGTGGTTCAAGTGGCAGTTCAGGAACATCAGGGATAAGTGGTGTTGATGGAACTAGTGGTTCTAGTGGCACATCTGGTTCAAGCGGTTCTTCAGGAACTTCTGGGATTTCTGGTTCATCCGGAAGTTCAGGTACTAGTGGTTCATCAGGTAGTTCAGGTTCAAGTGGAACAAGCGGTAGCTCAGGAACATCTGGTTCTTCAGGCAGTTCAGGTACTAGTGGCGACTCAGGTTCATCAGGTACTAGTGGTTCAAGCGGAACTAGTGGTAGTTCAGGTTCTTCAGGAACTAGCGGTAGTTCAGGTTCAAGTGGAACATCAGGCAGCTCAGGTTCTTCAGGAACCTCAGGCAGCTCAGGTTCTTCAGGAACTAGTGGTTCAAGCGGTTCATCTGGAACAAGTGGTAGTTCAGGTTCATCTGGTACAAGTGGTAGCTCAGGTTCATCAGGTACTAGTGGTTCATCTGGTTCAAGTGGAACAAGTGGAATTTCAGGAGTAGATGGTACCTCTGGTTCTTCAGGAACAAGCGGTTCATCTGGTTCAAGCGGTACTTCAGGATCTAGTGGAACAAGCGGTTCATCTGGTTCTTCAGGAACTAGTGGTGATTCAGGTAGTTCAGGAACTTCAGGTTCAAGTGGAACAAGTGGAAGTAGTGGTTCTTCAGGAACTAGCGGTTCTTCAGGTTCAAGTGGAACATCAGGCAGCTCTGGTACTTCAGGTTCAAGTGGTTCATCTGGAACAAGTGGAGAAAGTGGTTCATCAGGTTCAAGCGGCACATCAGGTAGTTCAGGTAGTTCAGGAACAAGTGGTTCTTCTGGTTCTAGTGGAACATCAGGTTCTTCAGGATCTAGTGGTTCCTCAGGATCTAGTGGTTCATCTGGAACTTCAGGTTCTTCAGGTACAAGTGGCTCTAGTGGTAGTTCAGGTACATCAGGTATAAGTGGGGTAGACGGAACTTCAGGAAGTTCAGGTACTTCAGGTAGCAGTGGTTCTTCTGGAACAAGTGGTTCTAGCGGAACATCAGGTATTTCAGGTTCAAGCGGTTCTTCAGGAACTAGCGGAAGTTCAGGTAGTTCAGGAACATCAGGTTCATCAGGAACTTCAGGAAGTTCAGGTTCATCAGGCGAATCAGGTTCAAGTGGCTCTTCAGGAACAAGCGGAAGCTCAGGCTCATCAGGTACTTCAGGTTCCTCAGGATCTAGTGGTATAAGTGGAAGTTCAGGTAGTTCAGGAACATCAGGTTCATCAGGAACTTCAGGAAGTTCAGGTTCATCAGGTACAAGTGGTTCATCAGGTTCTTCAGGTTCATCTGGAACGTCTGGTTCAAGTGGTAGTTCAGGTACAAGCGGTAGTTCAGGCAGCTCAGGTACATCAGGTATAAGTGGTGTTGACGGAACCTCAGGTTCTTCAGGCACATCAGGTTCAAGTGGTTCATCTGGAACTAGTGGAGTATCAGGTTCAAGTGGCTCTTCTGGTACATCAGGTTCATCAGGTTCATCAGGTTCATCAGGTTCTAGCGGTACTTCAGGTTCTAGCGGAACAAGTGGTTCATCCGGAACAAGTGGTTCATCAGGTAGTTCTGGAACTTCAGGTAGTTCGGGTTCATCAGGCACAAGCGGTTCATCAGGTACCTCTGGCTCTTCAGGAACAAGTGGTTCTTCAGGTTCTTCAGGAACATCAGGTATAAGCGGCGTTAATGGAACTTCAGGTTCTAGTGGAACTAGTGGTTCTTCAGGTACATCAGGTTCAAGTGGTTCATCTGGAACAAGTGGTTCTTCAGGATCAAGCGGAACTTCAGGATCTAATGGAACATCAGGTTCAAGTGGAACTAGTGGAAGTTCAGGAACTAGTGGTTCAAGCGGTTCAAGCGGTTCAAGCGGAACTAGCGGCAGCTCAGGTAGCAGTGGAACTTCAGGTTCTAGCGGAACTAGCGGTTCTAGTGGTACATCAGGTTCAAGTGGTTCAAGTGGAACTAGCGGTAGCTCAGGTTCATCAGGAACATCAGGTAGTTCGGGTACATCAGGTTCAAGTGGTTCAAGCGGAACAAGTGGTTCTAGCGGTAGCTCAGGAACTTCAGGTTCAAGTGGCACTTCAGGTTCAAGTGGAACAAGTGGTTCATCAGGTACTAGTGGCTCAAGTGGCAGCTCAGGTACTTCAGGTATAAGTGGTGTAAATGGTACTTCTGGTTCTTCAGGAACAAGCGGTAGTTCAGGTACATCTGGTTCATCAGGTTCAAGCGGAACAAGTGGTTCTAGCGGTAGCTCAGGAACATCAGGTAGCAGTGGAACTTCAGGTTCTAGTGGTACGTCAGGTTCTTCAGGAACATCAGGTTCAAGTGGTTCATCTGGAACTAGTGGTAGTTCAGGTTCAAGTGGAACTAGCGGTTCATCTGGTACATCTGGTTCTAGTGGCACATCAGGATCTTCTGGTTCATCAGGTACAAGTGGTTCATCAGGATCAAGTGGTACTAGTGGTATTTCAGGAGTAAATGGAACTTCAGGTTCTAGTGGTACTTCGGGTAGTTCTGGTTCATCAGGTACAAGCGGTTCCAGCGGAAGTTCAGGTTCATCAGGAACATCTGGAGTAAGTATAACAGGTCCTCAAGGAGCTCAAGGAGCAGTAGGACCTCAAGGTGCAACAGGTGCTCAAGGTGCTGTAGGGCCTCAAGGAATTCAAGGAGCACAAGGTGCAGTAGGAGCAACAGGCGCACAAGGTGCTACAGGAGCAACAGGCGCACAAGGTGCTACGGGAGCAACAGGCGCACAAGGTGCTACAGGAGCAACAGGCGCACAAGGTGCAGTAGGAGCAACAGGTGCACAAGGTGCCGCAGGTACTTCAGGTTCATCAGGAACTAGTGGAAGCTCAGGAACATCAGGATCAAGTGGTTCATCTGGAACATCAGGTTCAAGTGGTTCATCAGGAACATCAGGTTCAAGTGGAACTAGTGGAAGTTCAGGAACTAGTGGTTCATCTGGTACTTCTGGTTCTTCAGGTTCATCTGGAACTTCTGGTTCATCAGGTTCATCTGGTTCTTCAGGAACATCAGGTTCAAGTGGTACTTCAGGTTCAAGTGGTACTAGTGGTTCTTCAGGAACCAGCGGCTCAAGTGGCAGCTCAGGTACATCAGGTATAAGTGGAGTTAATGGTACTTCTGGTTCATCAGGAACTTCAGGTTCATCAGGTTCATCAGGAACTTCAGGTGTAAGTATAACAGGCCCACAGGGTGCTCAAGGCGCAGTAGGTCCATTAGGTCCTCAAGGTGCTCAAGGCGCAGTAGGCCCTCAAGGTATACAAGGAGCTCAAGGTGCAGTAGGTCCATTAGGTCCTCAAGGCGCTCAAGGTGCAGTAGGACCATTAGGACCTCAAGGAGCACAAGGCGCAGTAGGTCCATTAGGACCCCAAGGTATACAGGGTGCTCAAGGTGCAGTTGGACCATTAGGGCCCCAAGGTATACAAGGAGCACAAGGAGCAACAGGTGCAACTGGAGCCCAAGGTGCAGTAGGCCCTCAAGGTATACAAGGAGCTCAAGGAGCAACAGGTGCAACTGGAGCCCAAGGTGCAGTAGGCCCTCAAGGTATACAAGGAGCTCAAGGTGCAACAGGAGCAACCGGAGCCCAAGGTGCTGTAGGACCTTTAGGACCACAGGGTGCTCAAGGCGCAGTAGGTCCATTAGGTCCTCAAGGCGCTCAAGGAGCAACTGGTGCAACAGGAGCACAAGGTGCAGTAGGTCCATTAGGTCCTCAAGGAGCACAAGGAGCAGTTGGACCTCAAGGTATTCAAGGAGCACAAGGTGCAGTAGGACCTTTAGGACCTCAAGGAGCACAAGGTGCAGTAGGACCATTAGGACCACAGGGTGCCCAAGGTGCTGCAGGTACTTCAGGTAGTTCAGGAACTTCAGGTTCAAGTGGTTCATCAGGTACTTCAGGTATAAGTGGAGTAAACGGAACATCAGGTTCTTCAGGAACCTCAGGTGCAACAGGAGCACAAGGCGCAGTAGGACCTTTAGGCCCTCAAGGAGCTCAAGGCGCAGTAGGTCCATTAGGACCACAAGGTATACAAGGTGCTCAAGGCGCAGTAGGCCCTCTAGGCCCTCAAGGTATACAAGGAGCTCAAGGTGCAACAGGTGCAACCGGAGCCCAAGGCGCAGTAGGCCCTCTAGGCCCTCAAGGTATACAAGGAGCTCAAGGTGCAACAGGTGCAACCGGAGCCCAAGGTGCTGTAGGACCTTTAGGCCCTCAAGGAGCTCAAGGAGCAGTAGGTCCATTAGGTCCTCAAGGCGCTCAAGGAGCAACTGGTGCAACAGGAGCACAAGGAGCAGTAGGTCCATTAGGTCCTCAAGGTATACAAGGAGCTCAAGGAGCGACAGGACCATTGGGACCTCAAGGACCAACAGGAGCTCAGGGAGCTGTAGGACCATTAGGACCGGTAGGACCTCAAGGAGCACAAGGAGCGGTAGGACCATTAGGACCACAAGGAGCTCAAGGAGCGGTAGGACCATTAGGACCACAAGGTATACCAGGACCTCAGGGTAACGTTGGAGCACCCGGACCAACAGGAGCTCAGGGAGCTGTAGGACCATTAGGACCTCAAGGACCAACAGGAGCTCAGGGAGCTGTAGGACCATTAGGACCTCAAGGACCAACAGGAGCTCAAGGAGCAGTTGGACCTTTAGGCCCTCAAGGACCAACAGGTGCTCAAGGAGCAGTAGGCCCTCTAGGACCACAAGGACCAACAGGAGCCCAAGGTGCAACAGGTGCAACCGGAGCACAAGGACCACCATCAATTGTACCAGGACCAACAGGACCTCAAGGAGCACAAGGAGCGGTAGGACCACAGGGAGTACCAGGACCTGCAGGAGCACAAGGTGCAGTTGGACCATTAGGACCTCAAGGACCAGCAGGACCAACAGGACCTGTAGGAGCACAAGGTGCTGTAGGACCATTAGGACCACAAGGACCAACAGGAGCACAAGGAGCTACCGGACCTACAGGAGCACCAGGACCAGTAGGAGCACAAGGTGCATTAGGACCTGTAGGACCTCCAGGACCTCAAGGATTTCCAGGAAATCCAGGACCTACAGGAGCTCAAGGAGCAACTGGACCATTAGGACCACAAGGACCAACAGGAGCACAAGGAGCAACAGGAACAGGTTCAACAGGAGCACAAGGTGCTGCAGGACCTCAAGGAGCACAAGGAGCAACAGGACCAGCAGGTGGTTCGGCAAACCAAGTTCTTTATAAAGACGGAACTAATGCTGTGGCTGGTTCTCCAAACTTAACTTTTGATGGTGCTGAATTACAAGTTAATCAAGTATATTCGTTGGGAGCAAATACACCTTCACCTGCTGCTGCTGGTGAGATTAGAGCAACAGGTAATATTATTGCTTTCTTCTCAGATGGTAGATTAAAGAAAGATGTAGTTGAAATTGAATCAGCACTTGAACTAATAGAACAAATTAGAGGTGTTAGATTTAATTGGACTGAAGAAGCTGAAGCAATGGCACCTTCAAGAGTAGGTAAACGTGAAGTCGGAGTAATTGCCCAAGAAATTGAAGTAGTAATGCCAGAAGTTGTAGCAGAATGGGGTGAATATAAAACAGTTCTTTATGATAGATTAGTACCTTTGTTGATACAAGCTATTAAAGAACTTAAAGCCGAAGTTGAAATTTTAAAAAATAAGTAATGGCTATAGTACCATATTCTGGACAAGTATCTTATAATGATATAAGATCTCAATTTGGAAGTCCTAGTAACTTTAATTTACAAAGTGCTTCTAATGGTACTTATGGAGGATTTAATGCTTATAGTTATATACAACCAACTGATCCGGGAGGTGCTAATTATTCTCCTAATCAATGGTATGGATATGTTGGTGATTATATTTATTCTCCTAACCTAATTACTGCGTGGGATGCTTGGCCTACTATTGGTTCATACCCTGGATTTGGAACATCAGTTATAGATGTTTCTGGTGATTTTCCTCCACATAATGGAAATTTATATGCTGGAACAGCTTGGAGTCCTTTAAATGGGGGTTACTGGGTATTTGATGGAACAGATGATCGTATAGCTAGTATTGGTGGGCAAACATATTATAGTTTTACAAATCAAATATCTGTAGATTTTTGGGTTAAATGGGATGTTAATACTTTTATAAACTGGGGACAAGGATGTGGTCAAGGTGAAATATATAATTATGATGCTCCTAATGCTAACATGTGGTTAATGCATGGAAACCAAGGTAATACTGTTACATGGAATGTTTTTAATGGACCTAATGCTAGTATTAATGGTGGTACTACACCAGTATTAACTATGGGACAGTGGTATAATATTGTAGGTACAGCAGATACCAATAATTCGGCTATATATCTTAATGGGGTACTTGCGGGAACAGGTCCTGGATTAGGGGGAAACATGATTTCTAATCCAAATGCTGTTGTGTATTTAGGGGGTGATGTTAGATATGATTTTCGATTTATGAATGGAGCTATAGCAGCTATTCATATTTATAATACAGCTTTAACTGCAGGTCAAGTATCCCAAAACTTTAATGCTTTAAGAAGTAGATTCAATATATAATATTTATAATTATGTCATTAGAACAAGAATATCCAGATAGACGTTTTGTTATATTTAATGTAACAGAACTTAATCAAATTAATTTTAATCAAGTATTTGAAGAATCAGCTTCTACAGTTAGAATATCGTCTGATAAATTAAAAACTTTTGTTAAATATGACTTACCTCAACCATCATCAGTAGCTGATTTAACAACAAAGTCTCAAGAATATACTTATGATGAAATATTAACTATTCTAAATACATCGGAATGGTTACCTGCTGTAACAGGATCTATACCTTAATTTATAAAAAAATTAAATTAAATTTGGTATTTTAACAAGTTATTATTATATTATATGTTATGGAATTAAAACCAATTTTCCCTTACGATAATCAAATAAATCAAACAAACTATTATTGGTTTAAAGATGGATTTTCAACTTATGAAGTTGATAAAATCATTAAAGATGCAGAACAATACGATTTTGTTAAAGCATTAGTTGTTGACGAACACAATACGGACAAAGTTAGAAAAAGTAATATTAAATGGTTACCATTTGATGATACTTGGTCTTGGGTAATTGATCGTATAATGAATCAAATAACCGAAGCAAATTTACAATGGAAGTTTGATTTAAAATCTGTAATAGATAATATCCAATATACTGAATATGAGGGAAATGGAGGTCATTATGACTGGCATATGGATATAGGACCAGATTCAATATCACATAGAAAAATATCAGTTACTATACAATTATCTTCTCCTTCCGAATATGATGGAGGGAAATTACAAATTAAAACAGGAGTAGGGGATATAGAATGTCCACAAGGAAAAGGAACAGTAGTAGTTTTTCCTTCTTTTTTATTACATAGAGTAACACCACTAACAAGTGGTAATAGAAAAAGTTTAGTTTTATGGGTAGGAGGAGAACATTATAAATAATAATATGAAAACAACAACAATAATAATTGATGATTTTTACAACAATCCTCTAGACGTTAGAGAATTTGCATTAAAACAAGAATTTTCTGTGGTAGGTAATTATCCAGGATTTAGAACAAAATCCCATACTAATCCAAGCATTTATTCTATAATACAAGAAGCTGTAAAACATGCTGGAGGGCAAATTACAAATTTTTCAACCGATTGCCATAACGGTTCATATCAATATGCTACTAGTAAGGATAAAAGTTGGGTTCACGCTGATGAACAAACTTGGGCAGGTATTTGTTTCCTTACCCCAGACGCACCTTTATCCTCAGGAACAGGATTATTTAAACATAAAGAAACAGGTTTATATTGTCGTCCAAAAAATGCCGATGGTAGTATAGATGTGAAATTATTAGACACCATATATAAGGATTCCCAAGATATGGATAAATGGGAATTAACTGATAGATTATCAAATAAATTTAATAGATTAATACTTTACAGGGGAGATTATTTCCATGTTTCATTAGATTATTTTGGAACTAATGTATATGATGGCAGATTATTTCAAACTTTTTTCTTTGATACTGAGTATTAATGTTGGTTGTAAAAAAAATAAAAGCATTAATTTATAACTGGCATTCATTAGGTGATATTGAGTTAAATTCTAACCTCTACCATCAGGAAAATTTAGAAAATGTAATCATATTACATTCCCTTAAATTTACAGGAGAATTAGAAAAAGATATTACTCAATACAATCCTGATATTATAGTTTATGAAGGAGAATTAATTAAAACGAATAATTCTGTTTTAATAGAAAAATGTTTACAATATGTTAAATTCCCTACAGATGAAATATTAGCTAATGATATTATAACCCATGTAATATCTAAAAATTGCCAACAGATTGCTCCTATTTTTTCTATTTTTACTCCTGCTTATAAGACAGAATATAAAATTTTTAGAGTATATGAAAGTTTAAAAAACCAAACATTTACAGATTGGGAGTGGGTGATATTAGATGATTCCCCAGATAATATAACTTGGGACATAATACAATTTATATCTAAAAATGATTTTAGAGTTAAAGCTTATAAAATATATCCTATCACCGAAGGAAATGTTGGTTTAGCAAAAAATAGAGTAGCATCTTTATGTGAAGGAAAATGGTTAGTTGAATTAGACCATGATGATGTTTTAACTAAAACATGTTTACAAGAATGTTATGATGCCTCATTAGAATTTCCAGATGCTGGATTTATGTATAGTGATGTTTGTGAGGTTTATGAAAATGGAGAAATGAAATTTTATGACCATAATTGGTCAGGTGATTGGTATGCACGTGACGATAATACTTTTGATTTTGGATATGCTGGACATACTTGGGTAACAGATGATAATAAAAACTATTTAACTCATCACTATCCCGATATAAATCCTTTAACAATTAGATTTAATATTAGTATGCCAAACCACGTTAGGGTTTGGAAACGTGATGTTTATAATAAAATAGGAGGTCATAATAAATCCCTCCCAGTTGCTGATGATTTTGAACTTATTATCCGGACATTTTTAAATACACGTATTATACACATAAAAAAAATGCTTTACATACAGCATAACAACCATAATAGCACTGTGGATAATAACAGTATAGACATAAATAAACGCGCTAGATTAATACGGGACCACTATGATTTATCAATCCATAATCGTATACAAGAATTAGGTTTTAAAGATTGGAACTGGAATGAAGAATTAGGTCATTCTCAAAAATTTCAAAATGATGTATTAATTAAAAAATATTTTAACGAAGAACAAGTAATGAATTACATTTATAAATAAAACTTATGATAAATTTTACAGTAACCGAAAAAGAAATTAACGAATACAGACAAGCACAACCATTTCCACACATAGTTATTGATGATTTTTTACCACCATCACTATTAAATGGTGTTATTGATGATTTTAGAAACTATAATAATTGGGGTTGGGATAATAGTAATTATTCAAAGGACCATCAAGTTAAAAAATTCTTTTCACCTTGGAACAATGATGGAGATACAACATTACCAATTAATACCAAGTTAATATTAAATTATTTTAATTCACCTGATGTTATTAATATGTTAGAAGAATTAACAGGTATTAAAGGTCTAATTGCTGACCCTACATTACTAAATGGTGGAATGCATAAAATTGATTCTGGTGGTAAATTATCAATTCATACTGACTCAAGAAAACATACGATAACTGGTAATTATAGAAGAATAAATTTATTAATATATCTTAATAAAGATTGGAATAAAGAGTGGGGTGGTTCTTTACAATTATGGGATAAAGACATGACAACAATGGTTCAAGATATTCAACCTTTATTTAACCGTGTGGTTATCTTTAATACTGGTGCTGACACATATCACGGCCATCCACATCCATTAAATACACCTAACGGTATGTCAAGAATTTCATTAGCATTATATTATTATACAAAAGAAAATCCTGATACAGAAGAAAATAATGTTACATCTGCAGTTTGGAAAGACACACCTGTTGAAGTTAAAAAAGATGGCCCAACCATATGTTTTGCAACAATGTGTAAAAATGAAGAACATTGCATTCAGAATACATTAGAATCTGTTTATAAGCACATTGACTATTGGATTGTATGTGATACAGGATCAACAGATAAAACTTGTGAAATTATTAGGAAATTTTTTGAGGAAAAGGGCATACCCGGTGAGTTACATATTGATGAATGGGTAGGTTTTGATCATAATAAAACTTTAATGATGAAAAGGGCTAAAGATAAAGCCGATTATGTTTTACACTTAGATGCTGATGATTTATTAATTAATGATTTAGAATTTACTAAAGAAGATATAGGGGGAGATGCTTATTATATGAATGTAACTCGTGGGGATCTTAAATATAAAGCTTTTATTATTTTTAATAATAGATTAACTTGGAGATTTTGTGGTGTTGCACACACAACTATAAAATGCGAAGAAAAAGAACATTTTTCTACAAAAGATATAACAAATAGAAATCATTATGTATCATCAGAAGGTATTGGTTCAAGAGCATTTGATCCTAATAAATTCTTATACGATGCTGAAAAACTAAAAAAACAATTTTTTGATACTTTATTGTCTGATCCTGATGATTTAAACAGTAGGTCAGTTTTTTACACAGCTCAAAGTTACCAAGATTCTGGAATGTATGATGAGGCAATTAAATGGTATCGACTATACACAAAATTAAATAATAACTGGATTGAAGAACTTTTTGAATCACATATGAGAATTGCTATTTGTATGATGAAACTTAACTATAGTCTAACCGAGATTGAAAAAGAAATGTCAATTTCACTTAACTTATGTGCCGACAGGGCTGAACCCAACTTCCATATTGGAAAATATTGTAATCAAATTGGTGAATTTGAAAAAGGATATTCATATTTAAAAACAGCAAAATCCAAAAACATTAATAGTGTAAAAGAAAAATACATTTTATTTATTCAAGAAAATATGTATGGAGACTATAACAACGATGAACTATCTGTCTCTTGTTTTTGGACAAAAAGATTTGAAGAAGGTTACCAATATTTGTTAGAAATACTAAATGATTTTAGATTTGAAAGTCAAAAAGAAAGATTGTTAACTAATCAAAAACATTTTCAAGATAATTTTACTTTTTAATTTATACATATGTCCATCTATATTATTACTCCATGCACTAGGATCCAAAACCTCCATGAGATTTCTAAAACTATACCCAAAGAATGTATTTGGGTTATTGTTTATGATTCCAATTATAATAATCAAATATTACCATATGGTGATATAATTTTAAGACCAAAAAACATAAGTGGAAATTATGGTAAACCTCATATAAATTATGCTTTAGATATCTTACCACTAAAAGAATCTGATTGGATATATGTGTTAGATGATGATAATATTATTCATCCTGATTGGTATAAAAATATTCAATCCTTGTGTAATAACAACTATAATATTTTAAGTTGGGGACAACTATGGAATGATAATACAATGAGATTAAGACCAACAGAACACATGATATTCAGATTAATAGATCAAGCAAGTTATATGTGGAGATATGGATTTAATTCAACCACTAGATTTGAGGAATCATATTTTGGTGATGGTATATTTGCTGATAAGTTTAACCAAAAATCCCATTGTATTGATAAATATATTAGTTATTATAATTATCTCTCCCCAGAATCATTTACAGAGGAAGAAAAATTAGATTTTGATGAGGGGGTTTTAGCAGTTTATTTAAAAAATAATATTATGAATTTCGATAAAAATAATTTACTGACGGCCCAAGATGCCATGAATTTATCAAGGATAGAACAACTCGACTATTCAACTGTTAACACAACTGATGTATCTCACATTAAAGAAATCTATTTAAAATCTATAAAATACAGAGGAGGAACTGCTTGTGAGGTTGGTAGCTTAGGTGGTCACGGCACCCTCTCATTATGCTTAGCTGGACTTAATGTTACATCATATGACAATGACGGACATAAAGGATTTAAGGATAAACGAGAAGCCGTATGTAAAGATTTTAATGTCAATTGGATTGTTCAAGAAGGACTTTATGCCTTAACTGATGATGTAAAATATGATGTTGTATTCCATGACTCATATCACTTTGAAGAGGTAATTCCTGAATTGGTAGCATTTTGGTTTTATAAAGTTAAAAATAAAGGAATGTTAATTGTTCATGATGTTGAAACCTTTAGTCATGAAAGATTTATGTTTTTAATTGGTAATCCAAGATTTGAAAGAACAAAAGATATTCATGGTAGAGAACTTGGAACATATTATAAAAATTAATAAACCAATGATTGACACAACCTAACTTTAATTTTAAGTGATAGTAGTAAGTAATAACAAATATGATTACCTAATTGTGGGGGCAGGTATTTTTGGAAGTGTTTGTGCTCACGAGTTAACTAAACAAGGTAAAAGATGTTTAGTTATTGATTCAAGAAATCATATTGGTGGGAATTGCTACACAGAAAACATTAATGACATTCATGTTCACAAATATGGTGCTCACATATTTCATACAAACGATAAAAAGTTATGGGACTATGTAAACCAATTTGCCGAGTTCAAACAATATACTCATAATGTTATTGCTAACTATAAAGGTGATATGTATACATTACCTTTTAATATGTGGACATTTAATCAAATGTGGGGAGTGAATACACCTGAAGAGGCAAAACAAAAGATTGAATCACAAAAGTTCAAGGGTGAAATAACAAACCTTGAAGAACAGGCAATGTCAATGGTTGGTAAAGACATTTATAATAAATTGATTAAAGGTTATACTGAAAAACAATGGAACAGACCCTGCACCTCATTACCACCATCAATCATTAAAAGATTACCTGTTAGGTTTACATGGGATAGTAATTACTTCAACGACAAATATACAGGAATACCAATTGGTGGTTACACTCAAATATTTGAAAAAATGTTAAATGGTATTGACGTACTTTTAAATACAGATTATTTCCAACTTAAAGATTATTACGATTCAATTGCCAATAAAGTAATTTATACTGGTCCAATTGATAAGTTCTTTGATTATCAATATGGTAGATTAGAATATAAAAGTTTACAATGGGAAACAGAAACACTTGAACAGGATAACTTTCAAGGAAATTCTGTTATCAATTACACTGATTCTGAAGTCCCATATACAAGAATACTTGAACATAAATGGTTTGACTTTCAGAGTCAAAAAGGTACAATTATAAGTCGTGAATATCCTACTGACTACGATGGTACCAATGAACCATACTATCCAGTTAGAGACAATAAAAACACTGAGATATACAACAAGTACCAAGAATTAACTAAAGGTCTTAATAAGTATATTTTTGGTGGAAGGTTAGGGTCTTATGTCTATTATGATATGCACCAAGTTATTGCCCAAGCTTTGTTAAAGATATCTGAACTTTAGTATATTTATTGTTGATGAAATTTTGCTTTAAAAATAACAATAAATCTGTAATGCCTGCACAAATCAAGTACCCTTGTTCTATTGAGGATAATATTATACAAGCAAAAAATTTGTTAGTTTAAACTTGGTTATTTAAAATAAGGTTATTATATTATATGTTATGAATATTACAAAACTGCTAGATATAGATAAAGTGTTTTGTATTACTAAATTTAGTAATCAACGTTTAGACAATATTTTAGAACAACAACATAGATTAAATTTAGACATTGAATTTGTTTATCCTGAATTTGATGATGTTCCTGTTAAAAGTTTAAAAGATACATTTGTAAAAATTATTAAAGAAAATAAAAACAAATATAAAAAAATATTAATATTAGAAGATGATTTTTGGACAGATTTAACTGAAAAAGAAATCATATCTTATATTGAAAATAGTAATTATAAAAATATAAGTTTTGACGTTTTTACTTTAGGAAGTTCTATATTTGAAATAGAAAATAAATATAAAAACATATTTAAAATAAATTCTTTCGGATATGCCCATTCATTAATAATAAATCTTGAACACATATCTAACGAATTAATTAACAAGCTAAATGATAGTGATGAAGCTTTAGATACTATTTTAAGTAAAATGTCTGAAAGTTATAATTTTTATAGTTTTGAAGACAGTATTTTTCAACAAAAAAATTATTTAGAAAGTAGTATCACCCCAGATAAATCATTAGAAAACTTTAATCATTCTTTTAGGTATTTAAGAGATAAAAATGTTAATAATGATAAACTTATAAAAATAAATGAAGAAACTTTTATTTTTGAAAATACAATAAATGCATGGGGTTATTATACTGATGGGATTGTAAGAAAAAAAATAAATTTTGCTTCTAATAGTGATATTCCTCTTGTAGTAAAAATATATGATTACTATTCTGGAGCTTATTCTAATGAATTTAATATTGATTTTAAAAATTTTTTTATTGAATTTAACATATTTACTCCTAAAGTAGTATTAGAAATAAAAGATGCAAAAAATACTCTACTATACACAGAAATTATAAATAGAAAATAATGATAAATATAACTTATGACCGAAGTATTAATTTAACTCGAGTAGAGACAAATAACTTACAACTTATTAAAGAACATTTACCTTTAAAAGTTCAATTTAAAAACATAGTTACAGGAGAAATCCATTACGAATCAGAATTACTTGATTATTGGTGGACTGAATGGAAAGGGGCAGAACAAATAACAGATGTTTTGATTTATTCTTCTAATGGAACTTTATTACATGAATATAAATGGGATGTTACAATTAATGGGGATATTCATGAAAAAATGTTATGGTTTTATTTAAAAGCAAGACAATTGAATGGATTAAAATCTAATGGATTAGTAATTGGTTCCCACGATGGAAGAAACGGACATTGGATTTACTCAGTAAAACATAAATTAACGGATGCTACTTTAGTAGATGGTAGTGATAAGCAATATGTCGAATTAACACAAAATTATAAACATAATTCTAATATAGAAACATTAAATACTATTGTAACTACAGATGGTTCTTATGTTGAATGGTATCAAGGAGGAGAAGGTTATACTGACACTGTAGTTCCTTCCTTAATCAATGAATGGTTAGATTCTTCAGAAATTACAAAAAGTTATAGAAAAAGTGTATCAATTAATGATTTAATGAAAGATAAAAATTATGATTGGTTACATTTAGATGTTGAAGGATTAGATGGAGATTTAATTTTAGCTCTAGAACAAAAACCAAATATTATAATTTTTGAAGATGAAAATTTGGATATAGTTACTAAAGATAAACTTAAAGTTTGGTTTATAGAAAATTCATACGAAACTATTAAACATATATGTAATACTATTGCTATTAAAAAATAATATGATAGTTTTTAAAGAATTTATACATAATAAAAAAGGAATTCAATTTGAATCCCTAGAACCCCAAAATATTATTATTAAAATAATAGATGGATATACAGGACTTTGTTCTTATCAAGAAAAAATGAATGTTATACCAAATATTATTTATTATTTTTCTCATCCTGTAGAAGTATATCATAGAAGATTTGAAATATGGGATGATGAATTAAAAACAATGTATCTAAAAATAGATACTACATCAAACGAATCAATTAATTTAAAAGATTTAGATACATATAATGTATTAAAATATTATAAATATAATAATCCTAAAGATAAAAACTCAGGTCTTTCATTGTATGAAATATTTGTTACAAAAATATATGATAAATTCTTTGAAGTAAATGAAGGGGATATTGTAGTAGATATTGGAGGAAATTTAGGATTATTTTCATATTATGCCCTATGTAAAGGAGCTAAACAAGTTTATTGTTTTGAACCTTCTCCCCAATGTTGTGATTGTATGAATGAAAATTTTAATTTTCCTAATTTAACAATTGAAGAAGCAGCTGTAGGAATTAATAATGGAGAAATTACATTTAACATTGATACGGAAAGTTCAATTAATTCCTCAGCATTTTATACTAGTGAAAATAGTCAAACAATTACTTGTAAATCTATTAATCTTAATGATTATATAAAAATAAATAATATAGAAAAAATTGACTATCTTAAAATAGATTGTGAAGGTGCTGAATATGAAATCATTGAAAGTTTAGATGAACAATATTTAACTAATAATGTTAATAAAATATGTTTAGAATATCATTTAAATAACAACGGTGAAATAAATACTATTTTAGATAAATTAAAAAAATGTGGTTTTAATATTAATTTTGAATATGGAGATCAACAAATTAATGATGAATTGGGAATATTTTATGCTTATAAATAAAATAATAATGAACATAAAATTAAAAGAAATATTACTAAATTCAATTCAAGAATATAATAAATATCTTGAAAATAAAATAGAAAATTACGATAACCATTCAGGATATTCTTTAAGGGTTAGACAAATGCATACTTTAGTAGAATGTTTATCTGAACACTTTACTTTTGATGAAATAAATTTAATTGAAACTGGAGTAAGTGGGCATTTAGATTATGGTTTATTTGGATTATTTTTTGCTCATGTTGTAGATCAGTATGGTGGTCAAATGCATTCTGTAGATTTAAATTGTGAATCTTGTTTAAGTAGTGAAACCATTTTCAGCTCAGAACTACCTAACTTAACATACAAAACATACTGTCAAGACTCAGTTGAGTTCTTAAAAAATCCACCTATTATCCCTAACATAATCCATTTAGATAGTTATGATTTTCAATTGTTTAATCCATTCCCCAGTGCTCTTCATGCTTGGAAAGAATTTAAAGCTATTGAACATTTAATGCCTAAAGGAAGTATTATAATAATAGATGATAATTGGAAACAAGACACAATCCTTCAGTGGATTCAAAATGGGGAAGAAACTTGGAATAAAATTATTTATCCTATGATTGGAAAAGGATCTCATTTATATCAAGAAGCATTAGAGGGAAATATCGAATGGGAATTAATAGGAAACCATTATGATTCTTGTGATAATATAAAAATAGTTTTAAAGAAAAAATAAACAATGAATAAACCAAAGTTATATTTTAGGTTATGAAAAAAATTAATGAAGTAAAATCTATTTTAAAAAAATTTTACCAAAACCATACTACATATAAATTAAAATTATCCAATTCATTCACCCCACCCTCAGTATATAATAATGCTGAGGGGTTAGGTGATGCTATTATATTAACATCACTTCTTCCTTATTTAAAAGTAAATAATCAACTTTTAAAGGAAATAAATGAAAAATATATTAATAAAAAAACTCTAACTAATAATTTAGATTTTTGTATAACAGAACTTGCTCAAAATGATTGGGAAGGAGGACATGCTATTCAAAGATTTCAAAAATCATTAGGATTACCTGTAGAAATTAAACCTAAAGGAATAATTAATTACGATCCTAATTTAAAAAAGAAAAATAAAGTTTTTGTACACTTACAAAATAATACAGATTGGAAACGTATTATACCTAATAGTTTAGATATTGAACAAACAAAAACAATATATGATTTTTTTATGTTTAACCCTTATTTTATTCCTTATTATTATAATAATGATTTAACAATAAATGAACTAATAGAGGTAATAGAAACATGTGAATATTTTTTAGGTATAGATAGTGGCCCCATGCATATAGCAGCGGCTTTAGATTTAAAATCTATTGTTATTATAAATGATCCTAATCAATTAGTTTATTTACCTAAAATAAAAGAATGTGAACTTCCAAATTCTGAATGGTTATACCCTCAAAACGTGCATTTAAATAGAAACGGACAAACAGAATTAATACCTAAATTTTCAAATCAAACTTTATTAGATGCTTTTAAAGGTAAAGTTTATCCTTATTGGAAAGAAAAATATTTAAACATTAACATATGATTAAGCCAAAGTTATACATTCATGGTTCTTATATAGGAAATACTGGTTACAACCAACATACTAGAGATTTCTTTAGAGAATTATCAAAGCATCTACAATTAAAAGTAAAAAATTTTACTGTAGGAAAAACATGGGATGGATATAATGAAACTCCTCACGATAAAGAACCTTATATTAATGAGATTGACAAAAATATCTTATATGAACAAATACTTTGGAATGATAAGGGTGGAAGAGATAATCACAAAATTTATCCTAATTTATCTAAAGAATTTACTCCTGATTTAAATATAGTTTTGTGTGAAACTAACCACCATTTATTTTATGATTCTTATAAGGGTCCAAAAATAGCATATAATGTTTGGGAAACAACACAACAACCAGAAGATTTTTTTAACAAATTAAAAGATTTTGATGAATTATGGGTTCCATCGAAATGGCAACGTGATGTAACTATTGCTCAAGGTTATGATTCTGATAAAATTAAAGTAGTTCCTGAAGGTGTAGATATTAATACGTTTTATCCTAAAAAAGAAACCCATAAATTAACATCTGATGGACGTTTTAAATTCTTTTTAGCAGGTAGATGGGACTATAGAAAATCAACTAAAGAAATTATTGAAACATTCCTTAAAACATTTGATAAAGATGAACCTGTTGATTTAATTGTTTCTATTGACAATCCATTTTCAGGAGATAATTTAGAAACAACAGAAAATAGATTAAAACATTACGGGTTAGAAGATGAGCGAATTAAAATAGTTCACTTTCCTAATAGAGAGGATTACATTAAATTATTAAGATCTAGTAATGTGTTCTTATCTTGTGCTAGATCAGAAGGTTGGAATTTACCTTTAATTGAGGCAATGGCTTGTGGAACGCCTTCAATTTACTCAAATTGTTCAGGCCAATTAGAATTTGCTGAGGGTAGAGGTATTCCTGTAAATATTATTGGTGAAAAATCAGCAAGTGATTCGTCATATAATCATTTTAATGGATATGATGGAAACTATTATGAACCTGATTTTAAAGATTTAGGTAAAAAAATGCGGGAAGTTGTTAATCATTATTCAAAATATAAACAACTTGCTTTAAAAGAATCTGAAGAAATTTGTAATGATTTTAATTGGGAAAAAATAGGTGAAATTGGATATAAAACTATAATGGAATTTTATGATAAAATGAATTCTGAAGAATATAAAAATCAAATCCCCCAAAATGAAATTAAAGTAAGTTATTTAGAAGGACCTAAAGTTGAAATTATTGGGGATAGAGATGAAGAATACTTAGTAGAATTTTTAGATGAAAATGGAAAATTAATTCATAGTGATAATATTAGTAATAATATGTGGACTTCGTGTTCTAGAAAGTATTATACTAAATGGAAAATTAAAGTTAATGGAGTTATTATTGATGAATTTGACCTTACTAATAGACGTGTATTAATTGGTTTAGAATCAAAATCTATTGGTGATACTATTGCTTGGACTCCTTATGCTGTAGAATTTGCTAAAAAACACAATTGTAAAGTAATTTTAAGCACGTTCCATAATGAATGGTTTAAAGGATTAGATGCTTATAAAGACATTGAATTTATTGAACCTGGACAATCAACAGAATGTTATGCTATATATAAAATAGGATGGTTTAGGGGAGAATCAGGAAAATGGGATAAATTTGATATGTATCCTAATTATCCTCAAACACAACCTTTACAAAAAACAGCATCTGATATTTTAGGTTTAGAATTTAAAGAATTAAATTATGGTATAAATTTTACCTTAAAACCTAAATCAACAAAAACAGATTATATAGTTATAGCTCCCGAATCAACAACAGGTTGTAAAGAATGGCCTTATGATAGTTGGGTAGCATTGTCTAAAATGTTACGTGAATTAGGTTATACTGTAGTTACTCTTACAATTAAACCATATAATATAAAAGGCAATTTAAATATTTCTGGAAAAACATTAAATGAGTCTATGGACATTTTATATAACGCAAAATTTTTAATAGGATTAAGTTCAGGCTTATCTTGGATAAATTGGGCTTTAGGAAAACAAACAGTGATGATAAGTGGTTTTTCTTCAAAAGATCATGAATTTCAATCTAATAATATAAGAATTCAAAATGAACATGCTTGTAATTCATGTTGGGGAAATACTAATTTTACTTTTGATCCTGGAGATTGGGATTGGTGTCCTATTTGGAAAGGAACAGATAAGCAACACATTTGTGAAAAATCTATATCTCCTTTAACTGTATTTAATTCTTTACCAAACATTTAAATTTAATAGCATTTTATAGATTCTTTTTCATATTTATTACTAGAAACAATCTAATAAAATGGCAGAAGTACTATTATCTCCGGGTGTATCATTGAGAGAAAACGACACCTCTCAAATAACTTCAGGCCCTATTACAGCAGGATTAGCTTTAGTAGGTCCTACTGTTAAAGGTCGCGTTAATATTCCAACGCTTGTAACAACTTACAGCGATTTCCAAAGTAGATTTGGAGATGTGTTTGAAAGCGCATCGGCTAACTATGAATTTTTAACTTCTATAGCTGCTTACAATTACTTCCAACAAGGTGGTGAAAGTATTTTAGTAACTAGAGTTACCTCTGGTTCATATACTTCAGCTACTTCTAGTATTAATAACCAAGTATCAGCAGTAAATGGAGCTTACGCTAGTTGTAGCTTCACATTAAATCTTTATCAAGATTTAACAGCTATTTCTTCAGGTGAAGTAACTCCAAACTTTACAACAAACTTTGTATTTGGAAATTCTTTATATAAATTTATAGCTGTAAATACAACATCAAGTGGACAAATTCCTGTAGATGATGCTGATGGATTAGTTTATTTTTATGCTTGGAATAGTGGATCAGACAGTAGAGTAATACTAAACCAAAATCTTCAAACTAAAATGAATACTGTTTTAGGTTCGAGCGGTGCTGGTTTATTTACAGTTAACTATAATTCTGGTAATAACACTATTGCATTAACTGCTTCGCTTCAAGGAGCTGCTTATAACGGAGCTTATATTACATTAGATGATCCTGTTCCTTACTATGATGCTAATTATGCTCTTATTGGATACGTATCAAGTGGTACTGGTTTATTAGGAACCACAGCAAATGGAGCTAATGGAAACCCAGGATATGCATTTACTTTAGAAACTATTACTGAAGGAGTTATTATGAATAATAATCAAGGACTTCAGTCAAATGGTTCATTAATAAGTGGTAGTGCAGATAACGTAAGATGGCAAGTTGTTAGCCCTGATACAGCTAGTGGTACATTTACATTATTGATTCGTCAAGGTAATGATACAACAACAAATCCTAACGTATTGGAAAGCTTTACTAATGTAAGTTTAGATCCTAATCAAGCTAACTACATTGAAGCAGTAGTAGGTAACTACAGCCAAACCGTAGCTTATGATAGCTCAACAGGTCAATACTATATTCAAGGTAGTGGATCATATGCTAATGCTTCTCGCTATGTACGAGTAAAAGAAGTATTAACACCAACTTATAACTATTTCAACAATAATGGTGTTGCAAAAACTCAATACTACAATTCAATTCCAACAGCTGGATCAGGTAGTTTTGGTGGAGCTATAGGAGATGACTTAAATTATGTAACTAACTTATATCAAAACATTAGCACAGTTACTCAAGGATTAGTAGCATCTGACTATACTATAGTTGATGATATTTTAGCTAATCCAGATGAATACAACTTCCAATTAATTTCAGCTCCTGGTATTACACAACAATATCAATCAACCGTAGTATCTCAATATATTACTATGGCTGAAGAAAGAGGTGATTGTTTCTATATTACTGATTTAGTAGGATATGGAGCTACGATTAATACTCCTGGTATTTTAGCTAACCAATTAAATACAAACTATGCTGCTGCTTACTGGCCTTGGGTTCAAGTATTAAGTGCAGCTACAGGTAAGTTAGTATGGGTTCCAGCTTCAACAGTAATGCCTGGTGTTTATGCATTTAACGACCGAGTAAGTGCTGAATGGTTCGCTCCTGCTGGTTTAAACAGAGGTGGTGTTGCTGGTGCTT